TATCATAACTAGGCAGAGAATTAGAAGCAACATATCCATCTATATCATTATCAGTATATACATTCAATACATCTGATATAATTTTATCATTTCCTTGTTTGATTTCGACACCTGTGCTATTTGCTTTTTTTAATACACGACGTATATCATATAATTGATTAGGATCTGTTGTAAATCCACCTAAAAAACTTGGAGTAATAACATTTAATGGATAATCTACGCTTCCAGCAAAAAGAGTACCCTCTATTCCAAACTCATTTCTTTTTAAGATCTCAAATAAATCATCTTTCTTAACAGATGATTCATTAATATTTGTTTTTAAAATAAATGGATTAGTATCGTCAACCTGAAATCTTGAACTAGTATTATATACCCACGAATTTGCAAAAATTTGTTTATAATTTTCATTATTATCAAATATTTTTTCACCTACATTTTTAACAAATACCTCCTCACCTTCATTTACAAGATTAATATCTGATACAGGTACTAAATCAGATAATACACCAGTTATACGTAAATCAACTCTTTTTGAAAGATCTCCATTTTCATAACCAAATATACTTTCATTTATTCTTATATTATCAGTTTTACTTATGCCAGTTGAACCTGTTCCAATTGGATTATTAATACCTGTGCATCCAAAAAACTGATTGACTGATTTAGAAGTATAATCTACAATATTATCACCACTTATAAATGTTCCAGTGGCACCAAACCCAATGGTAGAGTCAACTGAAACAACATCAGAATTTATTGGTACATCTTCAAGACATTTTGTATTGCCAGGTATGGTAAATACACCTTCAATGAGATCTCTGTCACTAAATCCCACAAATAATGATATCTTATAATATGTTTTACCTGATCTTGTAAATATTTCTACTTCAGATATTGATCCATTTGTATTAATGTCATTTGATTTGAAGATTGTTTGCCCGACAAGATTTTTAGGTTGACCGTTTGGAGTTATAAGATCAGCAACAATTACCTCTCTACGTATAAATTCAGAAGTTGATGGTTTAATTAAGTTATTCTCTAAATCTAAAACTCTTGATTCTACACCATATAATACTCTGAGTAATACTTTAATTGATTCTTCAATTCCCTTTGATTGATAGAAAGAACGTGCAAATTTTACAAAATTGCCTATGTCAAGATTTTCTGCAAAAGTATTTTCCTCAAAACCAGGCAAAAAAGTTTTCTTTAATTTTTTAAAAAATTCCTGTAAAAATAATACCGATAAATTGGTTACTGTCGATCCTGATGTATGTGTGGTTGCTGATGTCTCCTCAAATTTTAATTTTTCTCTATTAACATCTATCAAAGAGGAAGATACGCCAACATTATATCCTGTGATACCACTAAAACCACGAATACAGTCTGTAAATGATGTTGTTGTTTTACCTTTATAAGAAATTATTTCATCATCAATTTTTAATAGTCCATATTCATCTGGAAATCCATCAGTGGTGCTTACATTAATAGTTTTATCACCTACATTAATTTCAGATGTAACCGACGAAATACCAACGATCACTTCTGGAACTAAATTATCTACTTTTATATACTGATCAAAATTACCCAATAAATCACCAGATGCACCTTGGAATTCAAGTGAATTATAATATTCTTTAAAAAGTTCTATTGCATTGGGAAAATCTGCCCGAATAAATTCTGGCAATTGATGATCAATTATCTCATTGACTTGTATTCTCTTGTCAATTTGTGACATAAATTATTTCCTCTCTAAAGATCCGTTTGAGTAACTTGATGTGAAGAAATCTCTTGTAAATGTAATACCTGAAATATCTTCTCCTGAAGCAATTACGTCCTTCACCATATTTATGGTACTCTTTGATACTTCTAAACTGACAAATAAATCCTTTAATCCCACAACATCATTTGACTCAGGAAATGCTTGCACCTCAACTATATTATTTTGTAATGCTGTTGATGTTATATTAATTGTATTCAAAATTACCTCTCCTTTCATATAATCGACTCCACCTGCACCTTTTGCCAAAATTACTTGTTGTCCTTTATTATTAGAGGTAACAACACTTAAAGTTCCTTTCATACTTCCATCTAAATTTCCCGATGCATCTTTATTCGGCACATCTGTTAGAAAACAAACATCATCAAATCCATTAATTGTAAAACCAGTGCTTTTAATATTAAATCCAAGTGGATTAATATAAAAACGATTTCCAAAACATAATTCATACTGAGCAAAAGAATTTATCGCTACTTTTAAGTCTCTTCTTATAATAACCTTTGTAATATTAGATGTAATAGCATCATTTGTACGATCTATCAATTGATTAATTTTACTATATTTGAATCTTCCACCAAATTTATTAATTTCAACATTATTTGCATATTGTTGTAATGATGTAATAACAGATGATTTAAGATTATCAACTGACGAAACTCTTGATGGATTATAGTAAATATTTGATTCTAATTCAACATATAAAATTTTAAGATCAACTATTTCACTGTTAATACCTGCAATTGCATATTTTTTGAGTTTAGATTTAATTTGGGTTTTATCAAAATCGGATACAAATGTACCACCAACAGGTTTTACACTTATTTGTACTTTTCCAAACTGAGGAGGATCTAATTCTTCACCACCAATTACTGAAACTGACTCAGTTCTTGGAAATATATCTCTTATTATTGCCTCATAATCTCTTGGTGTAACTGCTCTGTACTGTGCTGAATAAAGACGAGGAGCAAGATACTTAATTGATGATATACTCTCGACTTCTGCACCGTTCTGTGCCCTTCTGACGGTGTTTACACTCACATTATCAACTGGTGTAAAAAATCCTTTATCACTAGTAAAAGTTCCTTGAAAATTAAATTTTTCAGGACCATTCCCTTCTTCACCATTAGTTACAATATAAGATACTGAAACAGTTTGACCAGTTTCCAGTTTTTTACCTATTATTCCATCACCAAATATTATTTCAAATTTACCATCCTGTACCTCTTGAGTTAAATATATTTCCGAATTTTTATCAATCTTTAATATGTTATCAACTTGCAAATATTTGTTAGATGTTCCACTAAATGAAACTTCTACTCTTAATGTTGAACTATCGACATTTTCTGCACCAATAATAAATCTTTGATCTGAGTTATCAGTAACTAAAAATTGATTAGTTATGTATACCCCCTCAAATACTGTTATATCATTATCAAAACGGGCAAATGAATTACCATCTTGTGTAAAAATATTAGTTGTTGTAACATTATCTGGTATTGAAAAAGTAAATGTTGTATTCTGAGAATTACCAACACAAACTAGTCCAGAGCGTAATGTAAGAAATTTAGGAGTTGTTGTGCTTGTAGGTCCAAGATCAATATCACCTAGTCTAATTGTTGCTTGTGCAGATGATTTTGAACGTGGTATATAACCTATATTTCTTGCAAGAGATACGACATTCTCACGTATTGTTGCAGAGTCTAAAAATGACTCATTTGCCACCAAATTAGCATTAAACGCATTAATATAAGTATTGTAAGCTAATGTATCAATAATAATTGAAAAGTTAGAACCTTCAAAGTCAAAATCTGTAAAAGTGGTATTTGATCGAAGAAAAAGTTTAATTTGTGCTTTGATTTGATCAAAGTCTAAACTTGTAAACTGAGTAAAGGGCATATTATCTCGTAGGTTCTAGAATAAAATTAAAAGATTGAGTTGGAACTTCAAGACCAACTATGTCAAAAGTAACTTTTATATCTAAAGAGTTAGAATCAGGCAAAGCATTTACTCCAACATCAAGTTTACCGACTCTCGGTTCAAAATTTCTTACTGTGGCACGTATTTGATCTTCAATAACAATAGAAGTTGACTTTTGATAGTTGTTAAACAACATATCACGAACATCAGTTCCTAAAATTGGGTTAAAAAATCTTTCTGTTGGAATGGTTTCAACTAAATTACGAACAGATCTGACAATCGCACGTTCATTTGTCAATACTGGTGCATCTTTTGTCACTGGATGTGGTGAAAAAGACAAACTTATATCCTTAAATGCTCTAGATGTGCGTTGAATCGCCATTATTGATACTTTTAGATTTATTTATACCCTATCTTTCATAATCATTCATAATATAATCATCACTATCGAAGTAATTTAGTATCCACCAAGCAACTGATCGAGGATTTTTACCTCCACATGTAAAAATATCAATTGCAACACATCTTTTTTCAGGCCAAGTATGAACTGTAAAGTGACTTTCAGCAAGTGTGATGTTCACTGTCACTCCTTGAGGGTCAAATTCATGGACAAAACAGTTAAGTAACTTCAATTCCTCTGCTTTAACCGCTTTTACCATTTCATTTGCGATTTCAGTAGGATTTGTCAACTTACTTACGTCTACATTATAGACTTCTGTTAGTAAATGAGTGCCCATATGAGCATTTTTAATGTTTTTCATTCTAATTCTGGTTCGATGTGAATTTCGACAACCTTGTAATCGTCCTCTAAGACTTCTTCGAGATAATCTTTGTCCCAATAACTGTAATAATCGGTTTTTGAGAGTTTTTTTCTTGCTTCAGTCAGTTCTTGTCGTGGTTGACATAATACTAAATTATATTTACCATTACTTGTCTGTATTCCTTGAATATATGTCTTCGTTTTTCCATGATCTGCAATAAATTTATACTCTGGGTAGTTCCGATTGTAGTCATCAACAGCATCATATAGAAATTGTGCACTAATATTGCTCTCCACTACGTAAATTGTAACATCAAAATCATGATTTGGCACAATTTGACTTAATTTTTCGTCAATAATTGTATAATTTGACTTTGATGCATACGGACATATCGCAAAATTACCTAATTCTGGTCGAATTTTGGATAATTGTCCAATCCAATGTAAAATATACCTACTTTTCTTGTCGTTCATCAGGTGTTGTCCAGAAATAATCATCACAATCACCTAATCTTCCCCATTTTACGTCATTTTCAACTTCAAAAATACGTGTTGATACCTTAAAATCAGGTATTTTCACATTTTCGGGTGTCATTGAGGTATCAAAGATGCGACAACGGTTGTTTGGATAGAGACAATACTGCCCATTTCGCAATTCAATCAAATTAAATGACTTATGTTCATCAGGCATCTCACTTGTTGAAGCATCAATCTGATCAAAATCACCATGATAGTTGTCAAGAGTGCAAATATACTGTCCTTTTTGGTTTCCATAATGCCTTGTACGACATTCCCATTCCATTGGAGCAACAAATTGCTTCTGAATGACTGTAAAATCATAGTCCATACAGTT